GCCAATGTTTTTGGTTCTTATAATGGATTTCGCCCTAAGGGTCAATCTAAAGTTGGACGTACTTTAATTTCAGAAACTGTTCAAAAAATGTTTGATTATCAAGTCAAACATGGTCCTCCCGTAATGTCGGGTTATAAACCATGGAGAACTGGTGCATTAGAAATGGTTAAATCTGACTGTAATGTTGATATAAAAATTTTAGACCAGGTAACTGAAGAATTTGCTAGCGAATCTATTAAGGAAATGAGGAAGAACCCGAAGAAGCCTATGTCTTTTGTGGAAGTTTATGATCATATGACTACAGTTAACGGTCGTCCTGGTGTTGCTTATGTTGATAAGATGAAGCGTAATACTTCCGCTGGTGAACCGTATCGTAAAAGTAAGACTCATTATATGAAGTATTTGGATCCCAATGAGGATTATATGGATGCTGTTGATCTTTCTCCTGAAATAATGGAGCGTGTTGAAGAAGTTATTCGACAATATACTCAAGGATTTAGAGCATGTCCTAAATTTATGGCTTGTCTTAAGGATGAAGCAATTAAATTTGCAAAAATAGAAATAGGTAAAACTAGAATATTTTGTGCTTCTCCTATAGAGTGGACTTATGTTGTTCGGAAATATATGTTATGTATTTGTCGAGTTATGCAGAATTGTAAATATATTTTTAATTCTGCTCCTGGAATGGTTTGTCAATCTTCTGAGTGGGAAGTTTTGTACCATTATTTAACTTATTTTGGCCGTGATAGAATGGTAGCTGGTGATTTCCAGGCTTTTGATAAATCAATGCAGGCTATTTTTATTAAGAAAGCATTTGATTTTTTAAAACGAATATTTGCTGCTGGAGGTTATACCGAAGAGCAAATTCGTATTATTTGTGGTATTCAAGAAGATACTGCTTTTCCTTTTGTGGAATTTAATGGAGATTTAATTGAATTTTTTGGTACTTTACCTTCTGGTCATCCTTTAACAGTTATTATTAATTGTATTGTAAATGTGCTTTATATGCGTTATGTATTTTGTCTTTGTAGTCCAGATCATTCTTCATTGAAATTCACCTATTTAGTTCATTTAATGACTTATGGAGATGATAATATAATGGGAATTAGTCAAGAATGTACTTGGTTTAATCATACTATTATACAAAGTGAATTAGCTAAGATCGGTGTTGTGTATACCATGGCTGATAAAGAGACAGAATCTGTACCTTTTATAAATATTGACCAGACTTCTTTTTTAAAGAGAACGTTTCGTTATGATAGTGAAGTAGATGCTATTTTGTGTCCACTTGAGGAAGATTCGATTTTGAAGAGTTTGACAATTGGACTTCGTTCTAAGAGTATAACTCCACAACAGCATGCAGTTGAAGTAATGTCTTCTGCTTGCCGCGAATATTTTTATTATGG